TCCTAGCAATCAAAAATGTGGTGAGTGGGTTGTAGAACAACTTCTGGCAAATGAAAGGGGACATTGGGGACCTTTAGAGCATCCACAAATTACATTTTCTTGTGCTGGATTTGTTCATAATGTAATGGTTCAGGCAAGAACTCATCGTATCGGAACTACTTGGGATGTTCAATCTCAGCGTTATACTGGTAAGCGTGTAGTTAAAGTTGCCAGTGGGGAACTAGATGTTGAAGAAGTCTTCTATGTGCGCCCTGTGGGGTTCTATACCAACCGTAAGGGAAAGAAGTATGAGTGGACAGGAGAAGATCGGCAAGATGAACTACAGTGGATTCTGGAGGGGTGTAAGCGTTATGCTGTAAAGTATGATAAGGGTATGTGTGAAGAGCACATTCGTGATTATCTTGCACAAGCAATTCGCCAGAACTTTGTAGTTTCATTCAATCTTCGTTCTGTACTTCACTTTATGGATCTTCGCTCTAAACTTGATGCTCAACTTGAGATTCAAGCATTATGTGATTCTTTTGCACCAGAACTTCAAAAATGGACTCCAAATGTTTGGGCATATTATGAAGAGAAGCGTCTTCATAAGGCACGTTTGAGTCCTTAATCTAAATAATCGTACATATTATTTTAACAAATGGCAATTTATCCTCTTATTCATAAAGAAACTGGTGAAAAAAAAGTGATTGAAATGAGTGTTCACGACATCACACAGTGGTATCAAGACAATCCCCAGTGGTCTAGAGATTGGTCACAAGGATCTGCAAGTCCAGGAGAAGTTGGTGAGTGGAAAGATAAACTCGTTAATCGTAATCCTGGATGGAACGATGTATTAGGTCGTGCCGCAAAAATGCCCGGTTCAACTGTAAAGAAAATCTAATGGCAAGAAGAAAAAGAGCAGAGCAACCAATCGGTGTTGGTCTTACAACTCGTCAGATGAAAAGAAAGAAAGCACTTGGAAGTGAATATCTATTAGATATTGACCCACTCACAGATAATCAAAGAAAACTTTTTGATGCATATGCCGAAGGTAAGCACCTTGTTGCCTATGGATGTGCAGGAACGGGTAAGACTTTCATCACTCTTTACAATGCTCTCCGCGAAGTTCTTGATGAAAGAACTCCTTATGAGAAAATATATCTGGTCCGTTCTTTAGTTGCCACAAGGGAGATTGGTTTCCTTCCTGGTTCCTATGAAGATAAGTCTGACATTTACCAAATTCCTTATAAGAATATGGTGAAGTATATGTTCCAGATGCCTTCTGATGCCGAGTTTGAGATGCTTTATGGTAATCTTAAGTCTCAGGAAACGATTAAGTTCTGGAGCACCTCATTTCTAAGAGGAACCACACTTGATAACTCTATCGTCATTGTAGATGAATTTCAAAACTGTACGGCCCACGAACTTGATTCAATCATTACTCGTGTTGGTGAGAACTCTAAGATTATGTTTTGTGGAGATGCTTCTCAGTCAGATTTGCAAAAATCTAATGAACGTAATGGGATTGTTGATTTTATGAATGTCTTGCGTAAAATGCCATCTATTGATATAATAGAGTTTGGTGTTGATGATATTGTCCGTTCTGGACTTGTCAAAGAATACATCCTTGCGAAAATAGAAGTAGGTCTTTAATGTTTAATCATATTGATGTGACTCTCCCGCAACTTGAGCGGGAGACTATAGATGGTATTCGGTATTACTCTGTACCTGATGAAGATGAGATTCTAAAACTATTTTCCATTACTTCTGTTACAAGTCATTTTAATAAAGAAATCTTTGTGAAGTGGCGGAAGAGAGTTGGTGATGAGGAAGCAGACCGTATCACAAAACTTGCAACAAGTCGTGGTACGGATATGCATACTCTTACTGAGTATTTTCTGAAAAATCAAGATCTTCCTACGGATATTCTACCAATTTCAGAGTTTCTTTTTAATATTGCTAAATCAACTCTCAAGAATATTGATAATATTCACTCTCTTGAAGGTTCCCTATATAGTAAGCAATTAGGTATTGCGGGAACTGTTGATTGTATTGCCGAATATAATGGCGAATTAGCAATTATAGACTTTAAGACTTCTAAGAAACCCAAACCACGTGCGTGGATTGATCATTATTTTGTCCAGTGCTGTGCCTATGCAGCAATGTTTTACGAACTGACTGGAATAGCAGTCAAAAAATTTGTTATCATCATGTCTTGTGAAAATGGAGAATGTGTAGTTTATGAAGAATACGACAAAGCAAAATACCTCAAATTGCTCGTCCAATATATTAGAAAGTTTGTTGGAGATAAACTTGAGCAGTATGGAACCTAACAAAGAATTAGAACAAGCAATAGAGGATAAGTTTCTAACTCCTTCTAAGTTTTCTCTTGAAATAGAGAAGATTGTTGTGGAGGAGAATATGAATTATATTGACGCTATTTGCCACTATTGTGAAATTAATGGTATTGAAGTAGATTCAGTTACGAAACTAGTATCTAAACCTCTTAAGGAAAGATTGAAGTATGATGCCATCAATCTAAACTTTATGAAGAAAACTTCAAGAGCAAAACTTCCACTATGAGTCCATTTGAGACATATCAACATTATCTCTCTCTTAAAAGTCATTTTACAAATCCAAAATACGATTTCTTTAAATATGGTGGGAAGTCTAGAGCAACTCTGACTTCCTTTAACAAACGCAAGGATAAGTATTTTTTTGAAAAATCTTCAAGGAAATATTCTGATAAGGAAATTGTAGATTTTCTTGTATCAAACTTTGTTGCCACAGACAACCCACAAAACATATGGATTGGAGAAATCATAAACTCTGGAGAAAGGACTTACACAGAGTGGATGAAACGACAGCAGAGTTTGACCTACTTGTTCAAAGAACAATCGGAACAATTACTCTCGGAAACAAAATTAGAAGATGCTTTCAACTGCTCGAAAGGTCATCCACCAATTCTAAAAAAGTTCCTGGGTGGGAAGATTTCACCTGAAGTCCTAGTGATTTATGATATAATCTTTCAGTTTGGGAATGTGTTTGATAAGAAACTTATGGACCCTGTATGGGAAACCGTAAGTTTAAAAATCAAGAAGTACAAACCGTTTCTAAATATTGATAAGTTTCAGTACAAAAAACTTTTGCGGGAAATTGTAAATGAGTAAATTCTTTGATTCCGAATTGATTCAGGATGAACTTGAGGAGATTAATGATCTTCAAAAGTTCATTTATGGAAGTATTTTATCATTCGGTTCTATGACCCGTGAAGATAAACTTGAACACATTGATAAACTGTCTCAGTTGCTGGAAAAGCAACGAATTATGTACACAAGACTTTCTCTTTCTGATGACCCACAAGCGGTTGAGATGAAAGAGAATCTTCGCAAATCTGTGGCAATTATGGGATTTCCTCCCGACACAGATATGAATTTACTTTTCAATAGTATGACTAAAACGATTGAATCTCTTAAACAATTTATTGACAAATAATGTTTTATAATCCAAATGAAACTTGTCAAATAAAAGGTCTAGGTCAAATATATGAAAAAATATTTGGTTGTACTAATACTGGAACTTTTGTTGAAGTCGGTGCTTATGATGGTGAATGGTTCTCAAATACTAGTTTTCTTGCGGATTTGGGTTGGAAAGGAATTTATATTGAACCACACCTAGATACATTTAATCTGTGTTTTAATAGGCATTATTATAATCATAATACGACAGTTATTTGTTGTGCTATTGGAACTGAAGAAAAAGAAATTGATCTTTATAAATCTTTCAGTACAAGTGATCCTAACAATACTCTTTCATTTTCATATTTGTCAACGTCTAATGTGCAGCAAACTGAAAGAATGCCCAAAATAGATTGGTCATATCATATTGACTTCAATAAAGAAAAATGCCAGCAATATACTTTAGAACGAGTTTTAACTGAGAACAACGTACCTAAAAATTTTGATATTTTAGTTGTTGATGTTGAGGGAAATGAGGAAGATGTCTTAAATTCTTTCTCTATTGAAGAATGGAGACCAAAAATGATGATCATTGAAATTGAAGATGAAAATCACAATTATCAAAAATTCCCAGACTTTATTGAATCTTGTAAAAATTTAAGAAAAAAAATTATAAATTATGGATATGTTGAAATTTATAAAGATGATATAAACACCATCTTTGTTGATAGTGGGCTTGACATCCCTTTATAGTTATCCTATAATAAAGTTGTTACAAAACCAAATCTAATTAATCTAAAAATCCAAAATGAGCTTTTCTGATCTTAAGAAACAATCCAAACTTGGTTCGCTGACTGCGAAACTGGTTAAAGAAGTAGAAAAAATGAATAATAGCGCATCATCTGGTGATGATCGCATCTGGAAACTAGAATGTGATAAGAGCGGCAATGGTTATGCCGTTATTCGCTTTCTTCCTGCTCCTAACGGCGAAGATCTGCCGTTTGTAAAACTGTATTCACACGCCTTCCAAGGTCCTGGTGGTTGGTTCATTGAGAACTCCCTGACTACTCTGGGTCAGAAAGATCCTGTGTCGGAACTGAACTCCGAACTCTGGAACAACGGTACTGATGCTGGTAAAGAAGTTGCCCGTAAGCAAAAGCGTAAGCTGACTTATGTGAGCAACATCTATGTGGTCAAGGATCCTGCAAATCCTGATAATGAAGGTAAAGTTTTCCTCTATAAGTTTGGTAAGAAAATCTTTGATAAGATTACTGCTGCAATGCAACCAGAGTTTGAAGATGAGACTCCTATTGATCCATTTGACTTCTGGCAGGGTGCTAACTTCAAACTGAAGGCAAAGAACGTTGCTGGTTATCGTAACTATGATTCCAGTGAGTTTGCCGCACAAGGTGCTATGCTGGACGATGATGATGCAATGGAAGCAATCTGGAAGAAGCAGTATTCTCTTGCAGAACTCGTTGCTGCTGACCAGTTCAAGTCTTATGATGAACTGAAGAAGCGTCTTGATTATGTTCTTGGTAACAAAGGAACTCGTCGTCAAGATCCTGAGGTTGCTGATGAGGAATCAACTTCCCGTGGTCCAGTTCGTGACCTTGATGAAGATCTTCGTACCGAACTGAGCAATCTGAGTTCTACCAAGTCTTCTTCTTATGATGAAGATGAAAATGACGAGACCCTCAATTATTTTGCCCGTTTAGCAGCAGAATAAATAGTGATGCCTAACTAGTTCGCACCTTTTGGGTATGGGGGAGGGAAACCTCCCCTTTTTTATGGGGACTTGATTCTAACGTTATCGCCTCTAATTAAGCGAGTATTCACGTATTGGGAAGATTTTGGATATATCATTATATTTCTAGTATCATTTAAGAATTGTTGTAGATATCCACGTTTCAATACATATATTCCTCTTTTTTCATCATTCTTTTTAATTTCATATTCCAAATTGGTTACTGAAATGGTTATGTTATCTTTTCTAACATATATGCCAGAAGCAGAATCATAATATCTGACATATGAACTCGTTGGTTCTTCGGGAATAATATTTCCATTATCATCAAATTTTGTTTTTGGTCTAGGAGATTTGAAATTATAATCCACAATTTGGCCAGCAGGTAGAATTAATTTTCCACTTGAGTCTTTGACTTCTTTTGTTTCGTAGTGATGTGTGCTGGTTAAATTATTTCCATAAACATTATATGCAAAATCATAAATGTCCTTATTTGATAATGGCCACTGATCTCTGATATGAGTGATACCTGCAGTAATTAAAACTACCCAATCAAGATTTGCTGATCCATAAAGTTCTTCGGCAACTTGATCAGGTCTTTTATCTTCTTGAATTTGATATTTGTCAAAGACTGTAAAGATATTTTGTAAATCTGTTCTTAACTTAACTCTTCTAAAAAGATTTTTTGCCAGAACATAATCAGAAGAAGAAGTTCTTTCTGAAAGTGGTGATAGATATTCTAAATCTGGTAGTTCTCTGAAGTATCCCATTTTAGTATCCTACCGTTGTGTCTGAATCGGTGCCTGGATTTGTAACATTCCCATTGGCATCGGTGACAGAACGATCTCCATAATCGGTATCGTAAATTGGAACTAATTCTTTAAATGTTAAATCCATAGTCATTGAAATTGGAGTTCCATCTGCATAAGTTGCATATACATTTTCGCCAGTATAATTAACTGCAATATCTGTCAATGCACACGGTTTAAATTTATGTAAAAATGGGTGATTATCATTACCTTTTCTATATCTAAGTCCAAAAATATTGGGAGAACCTAAAAAAGTAGTACCACTTTTTGCTGCCATATTTCTTTTGAGACTTCTTATAATTAATCTTATTTGCTCACTTTCCTTATCATCTCTTGGAGTCATCTTAAATGAAAATCTAAATGTTCTTAAAGTAACACCATTGAATAGAAGTTCCATATTTGGATTTAAAAAAGTTCCATTTTCTCTTGCCAGTACTTGATTTAAGGTAACATTTCCACCAAAAACACTAGTTGCTTGTGCAGCAAGACTTTTCATTGCAATATCTTTTAAACCGTCAGTACTAAGAATATAATTTGCCGACTGTCCAAGTCTGCCCGCCACTTTGCCAATATAATCTGTAACTGGAGTTTGGGATCCGGTAGGTTTATCTGGATAAGGTGTAGTCATTACATTACTAGATCCACTAAACAATTTTGCAGTAATAGCATCGATGCTATCATCAGCATAACTTACTGAATTTCCATCTTGAATATTGGATGGCATTGGTAATAATATAACACCACCTTCTGTCCTTATAGATTCGGTATAAAGATTTCCAGAGTTAGTTCCTTTAACACTTACATCAGGTACAGTTAGACTAGTGGTTCTAATAAGATCTGTTCCCGCAGGTTTATATGCCGAAATAGTAATCTGTAAATAGTCGGTAGTATCAGTTATAGCTTCATAAGGATATCTTAATACCTGTGTCATTATCCTTTTCTAACTATTTAGACGAAATTTTCCAAATGGTATTGCCTGAAGATCTTTTATTTCCCAAGAATAAACTTCATAAATTCCTTTAGCAACTTCATCCCAAGTGTATTGGCGAATTTCTCCCCAATGAAAATTAATTCCTCTAAATCCCCAAGAAAAAACATCAGTAACTGCTACTAGGGGATTCTGATCATATTGAATATTTGGTGTTTTGGGATTATAGACAAATACATAATATTTTCCTGCACTAGGAACCTTTCCACTTTCACTTAAAACTGATATTATTTCAACCATCAAATCATCTGGATCTTCATTTCCAATTAAATTATTAATTATATTGCGAACACGATTACTGTTATCATCTGTGGGTCTTCTTTGTTGTTTTTCCTGATATTTTGGACTATTGCGAATCGCATCAATTACCTGTGCCTTGGTAAGTTTTTGACTAATAATTTTGTTTAATGGAATTCCATAAAGAACCGCAATCTTACGAATGTCGTCCCTATTATATTGTTCTAATGGTTTTTCAAGTCCTGTAAGTGCCATTACTTTATATTTAAATCTTGTTCGGTGAGAACTTTAAACACCCACTGACGATCCTTACAAAACTCTTCTGCTGCTTTCCATTTTGCCTGATTCTTGACATACTCATAAACCTCATAGATATATCCTTTTGTTTTTCTTTTTTGTGGTATTGGTTCTACTGTTTGTTTTTTTGGTTTAATCTCAATCAAATATTTTTTAACTTCCCCATTACTTTCTTTGGTTTTAATATAGAAATCTGGAAAGTATCTATGAATCTTATTATCTATTGGGGATCTATAAGGAAGTGCAATTTCTTCACTTCCCCATTCCAAAATATTTTCATTAGTATCACAATACACCATAAATTTTCTTTCCCATAAAGATCTATACACAATATTTGTGGTATTTCCTTTATACTTTTGGGGAAATGATGGTTGATATTTTCCCTTATAAGACATCTAAATACTTTATGATATAGTGTTGCAGAAATATTTATAGATGGCAATTCCAGTAATTGGACAAGTCAATATGACTACTTTGCCAAGTTTTCTTAACTTGGCAAGGACCAATTTGTATCAGGTTTATATTACTCCACAGTGGGGAACTGATGGTACAACCGAGCAACCATTTTTAAAACACTTAAGAGAAGGTGCCAGTAGGTATGGTATAATTAATTTTGAAAGGGATTTTTCAAATATTCTAGGACTTTTATGTTCTGAGGCAACTATTCCAACATCGTCTTATGCAACTTCAGAAGTAAAAGATAATTTTATGGGAGTATCCCAAGAGTTTGCCCATACAAGAATTAATACGGATATTGATTTTACTTTTTATATTGACAGAGAATATAAGGTCTTAGGTTTTTTTGAAGCTTGGATGGATTTTATTTCCGGTGGAGCAAAAGTTGCCATAGATGATGCCAATGCTTTATATTCTGGTAATTATTATAGAAGATTTAATTATCCAAATCATTATAAAAATAAAAGTGGAATTTATATTAAAAAGTTTGAAAAAGATTGGCAAACCTCAAATGCTCCCAACATTTCCTTTCAACTGATAAATGCATTTCCAAAATCTGTTTCTTCACTATCAGTATCTTATGGTGAGTCGGAAGTATTAAAAGTAACAGTTACTATGAACTATGATCGTTATATTGCAAGAAGAGAATATGCTCCGGTTGTTAATCCACCAGGTTCTTTGCAGGGTGATGATTTACAAAGAGCTTATGATGCAGTACTTGGTCCAGAACAACCCACGATTACAATAAAAGATTTTCCCCAATAAATAACTAAACCTGAATTCTATAGGTCATTATGCCTTTACCAAAAATTTCTACACCGACATATGAGTTGGAATTGCCTTCAAATGAAAAAAAGATCAGATATCGTCCATTTCTAGTTAAAGAAGAAAAAATTCTGATTATGGCACTAGAATCTGAAGATATGAAGCAGATTTCTAATGCAATTGTTCAGATCTTGACAGAGTGTATTCTTACCAAAAATGTAAAGATTGCCGAACTTTCTACATTTGACATTGAATATTTGTTCCTGAATGTTCGTGCCAAATCAGTTGGGGAAACTATTGAAGTTAATATTACTTGCCCAGATGATGGAGAAACTCAAGTATCAATGGAAATTGATATTGATACGATTAAAGTTCAGAGAGATCCAAATCACAATAGTATTGTAAAACTTGATGATACTCTTTCAATGAAAATGAAGTATCCTTCTTTGGATCAATTTATTGAAAATAACTTTGAATTCAGTGAAGAAGAAACTGATGTTGATAAATCTTTAATGATGATCACATCTTGTATTGATATGGTTTATAATGCCGAAGAATCTTGGTCTTCCAAGGACTGTACCAAGAAAGAACTTAAGGAATTTGTTGAGCAAATGAATACCAAGCAGTTTAAAGAAATTGAATCTTTCTTTACAACTATGCCCAAGTTGTCTCATACAATTGTAGTAAAAAATCCTAAGACTGAAATTGAAAGTGAAGTAGTACTGGAGGGCTTAGCAAGTTTTTTCACCTGATAATGGCTCATACCAATCTTGAGTCATATTTTAAAATTAATTTTGCTTTGATGCAGCATCATAAATATTCATTATGGGATATTGAAAATATGCTTCCTTGGGAAAGAGATATCTATGTATCTCTCTTACAACAGCATATAGAAGAAGAAAACGCAAAGAATCAAAGTGGATCTTAATCAGGTTTATACGGCACCAGCAATACCCAAGTTAGGCAGAAGGAACATTAAGTCTGCACTAATTACTGGTGCCATTAAACCACAGATTGCATTAAATAAGACAAAATTTAGTTTTGTTAAATCTTTTATAAATCCAAAAATAGGGCAAGGTCTTAGTGCAGAAAACTTAGGACCAATTCTAAAAAAAGAAGGGGATACTGATAATAAATTTTCTATCATAGAATCTTTTCTTGGCGCAACAAATAAGATTTTAGTACAGGTTCAAAAACAATTAGCATTTGATCATTTAAGTAGAATTGCAGCAGAAAAATTACAATTAGAAAAAGATAAGAAAAGAATATCAAGAAAAAAGGTATCGGATAAGGAGAAAAAACTTGAAGAACCCGGAAAAGGTAGTATTTTACCAAAAATTTTTGATAGAATTACTGCACCAATAAAGAGCATATTTCAAAAGTTAATAGATTTCTTTTCAATAATACTCACTGGTCTAATTGTTAATAATGCATTTAATTGGTTATCAAAAAAAGAAAATAGAGAAAAATTAAAGAAATTTTTTGATTTTGTAGTTGATCATTGGAAAGAAATTTTAATTGTATTAGGAACTGCTAAACTTTTAGGCGTTATACTCAAGATAGTTGGTGTTGCTAGATTACTTAAAAAATTTATTGATCTTTTTAAAAAGAAACCACCAGGTGGACCTCCCAATTGTGGTTGTAATACTAATAATCCAAAAGGTGGTGGTCCATCAGATCCTTGTGCTCCAGTTCTCAATTGCATAAAAGATATAAATGGACCGACTGCTGAGGCACTTGCAGAAAGAATTGCAGATACTTCAAAATTTAGATCTCTTTTTGATTTATTACCATTCTTAATTGCTTTAAGATCTAATACTAAAACACCAGCAGCACCAGTACCAAAAACAGCACCAGTACCAGCACCAGGTACTACTCCTGCTTCCTATGGACCTCTTATAGAAAGGGGGAGACAAAAGGCTTTATTGGAAGACAGATCTCAAAGTATACCAACTCCAGATGGTGGTAGAATCAATATAGATCGTCGTGGAAGAGTAACAAGAATACAAACAGGTGCAGAGGTTGCGGAAGGAGAAAAAAAATCAAAAAATTTATTAAATTTGTTTGGTTTGACAAATCTTCCCGCAATTCTTGGAGGTATAAGAGGAGGAAGAACAACATTGGGAACAAATCGTCTTACAAATATTCCATCTACCGGAACTTATCCTGGATTGAGAACACCAGGTGCTGTTGGTGAAGAAACATTAGGGGGTAATAATATTCTTCGTTTTTCTAGAGCGACTACATTATCCGGAAGATCCAAAGGCGGAACTATACTTAAATTTTCTATTGGTGGAACGGTTGGTAAGGGAGACCGCCCAGGAACAGATACCGTTCCGGCAATGGTTCGTGGTGGTGAAAGAGTAATGCTTGATGAGGGTGAAGAAGTTATTAATGCAAAGAGTTCAAGATTATGGAGACCGACTCTCAAAGACATTAATGATAATGGTGCCAGAATGTGGTCTCAATTTGTAGAAGGTATAAAAAAACAAGAATCCACAAATACGGTTCAGGCAGAAAATAATACTAGATTTGCTAAAGTTCTTGAAGATTATGATAAGGTCTTAAAAGAAGAAGAAAGAAGATTGCGTAAAAAATATAATGATGCGATGTTGAAGAACAAACCAACACGTCCTGGCGGTGGTGGCGGTGGTGGTGCTCCTGCCGCTCCTACTCCTGTAACTAGTGGAGGTGGTAGTTCTGGTGGAGGAGGTGGTGGTGCTCCTCCTGCCGCTCCTACTCCTGTAACTAGTGGTGGTGCTGCTGCCCCTACTCCAACTAGTGGAGGTGGTGATCCTTATAAGGGTTCAGATGATCCTAAGCTTACAATGCCAGAAGCTAATAAAATGGGATCACCAGGAATTCCGGGAGGAAAAAATTCTAGAGGTCAAAAAGTTCCTAGTGTTGGAGATTGGGTTGGAGATCCACCACCAAAACCAAAACCAACAACATCATCAGCATCACCAGAATCAACAGCATCTCCTATTGGATTATTACCGTTCAAAACGAAAAAACCATCTACAGATAATCTAAGTAGTCTATTTTCTGCCAATAGAAAAAACCTAGAATCACTAAAATCATCAGGACCTTCTATAAAAGTGTTTAATATGGCAGAAACAAATTCTGCTATTGATCTTACTAATAAAAACAAAGTAGGAAGTGTTCCAGTATCTGGAGGAGATCCTACTCCATTGCCCAACATATCACCAATTAATGGACTGTTTGCGGAAGCTATGGGTGGTTGGATGACTAGTTTAGGAATAGGGAATAGGGATAGGTTAATTATATGAAAACTACAGAATTAAAAAAATTAAAACTAAACGTTACTAATATAAAAAGTTCTTTGTTTTCTTATGGCAAGCAATCTAAGAAAATAAGATCTGATAGAAAAAGTTTCTTCTCCAAAGAAGAAAGTGAAAATAAAAAAAATGAAAAGGAAAATAAGATTGAAAGTCCTCTAGAGAAAATTAAATCCATAGGATCTAATATCAAACAAAGACTAATTGCTGGTCCAATGAGTATTCTTGATAAGATAAAAGAATTTCTTACAATTATTGTTTTTGGATTATTGGTGAATAATCTTCCCAAAATTATTGCAGGACTACAGAAATTTTTTGGCAATAATCCTTGGATTCTTAAGACTATTGAATGGACTATTAAAACAATTGGAAAGGGAATATTGGGATTTATTGATTTAGTTAATAATTTTTCCAAATTTGCTGGAGGAACTTATGCAACTATTGCCAAAACCACTCAAGATATAAAAAAACAAATTGATGGTTTGGGTAACTTATATAATAACTCAGAAAAAGAAATTAAAGATTTAATTACTAAATGGACTTCATTCTTTAATCCAAAACCAACAGCAAAACCATCGGCAAAGGCAGCACAATCTTATGCTAGAAGTAAAGGAAAATATTATTCAAACACAACTGGAAAAACTTATGCAAATTATGCAACAGCATTAAAAAATCCTCAAGTTAGACAAGGTGCCCAACAACAAGCACCACCACCAGCAGTACCACCAGCAAAACCAAAACAAAAACTTGCTTCTGGTGGCACCGTATCTAGTTCTAGATCAAATGCTGCGGGAACTTCAGCACGACCAGAAACAAGAACATCAACAGTTGCAACCTCACCATTTGCTAGACCTGGTGGGACTGCAAAAGGAAGAAAGGCAGTTCAATCTGTCAATTATTTTGGAGCATTTAATAAGAATACTAAAAATTCAGAAAGAAATACTAAGATGAGTGAGGAAAATACTAGTAAATTTGAAGATATTACGGAAAGATTGAAAGCAGTTAATAAGTTAAAATCAAAACTTAAAGATGATAAAACTCCAAATCTTAATGATAGAGGAGATCCTAATGATACTGGAGGTGGTAATGGAGGTGGTGGACTTGATGGAGCAACAGTTTTGGAAGGAAGTGGTGAAAATATGGTTTGGAATTTTTTCAAAGGGAAAACATTATCTGATATTGCTGTTGCCGGTATTATGGGAAATGCTCAACGAGAAAGTAGATTTAATCCAAAAGCAAGGGGAAAGGGAATGGGGCCCGATGGTAGTGATGCGATTGGATTATTTCAGTGGGGAGAAACTGGAAGATATGCTCAACTTGTTGATTGGTCTAAAAAGAAAAAATTAAATCCAGAAACTCTTGAAGCACAATTGCAATATGCTTGGTATGAGGCAAATCTTCCATACTATGCAAGACAAGGATTAATTACAGGTCTTCAAAAAGCAAAAACTCCTTCAGAAGCAGCAGAAGTTTGGAGGAGTATTTTTGAAGCAAGTTCGGCAAAAGGTGATGATATAACATCAAGAAAAGAATTTGCCGAAGCACAATATAAGAAGCATAAAGGACAACTTCCAAAAGCAATTACTAAAGTAAGTCAAGGAAAACTTCCTCCACTTCCACCAACAGGTACAGAATCTGGACAATACTATGGTGCTGGTAGAGATGATGATAAAGACGGAATACCAGATAGAAAACACGCTGGTGTTGATTATGATATAAGTGGCAATGATAAATTTTATAGTAGAATTGGTGGAGAAGTAATTAGAGCAGGATTTAGATTTGGTAAGCATGGATATGGAGTTGACATTTATAATTCTGAACTTGATGTAACTGAAAGAATCGCTGAGGCAAGACAAGTTTTAGTTAAAGTTGGAGATATTGTTAAACCGGGGAGAGAAGTTGTACAGGGAGAATCTGGAACAGGTGTAATACATTATGAAATTAGAAAAGGTAAAAATATAAATTATACCTATGAAGGAACCGTAAATCCATCTAAATTTTTACAATCTCTTAATGCAACTCAAACTCCTTCGCCAGTAGCAAAACAAAATCTTTCTCCCCTGACTTCAATTATTCAGACGATGCAAGATCTTAAGCAAAATACCTTGCAATTGGGCGATTATACATTAACTCTTGATGGTAACAAATTAAAAGTTGATAAAAAAAGTCCATTAGGATTTTTAGATTTCTTAGGTTTATTTTCACAGAACAAAAATATTAATGATGCAAAAAGTTTAAACCTTTTAAAGAAACTTTTAAACGATCTTAAATATTATCAAGATAAACAACCACCAGAAAATTACCGTAATTATGGTGGCAATGCATCAATTAAAACTGTAGGAAAAGATGGTAATATGATTGCTTCTCTATTAAATACTGGAGATCCAAATCAGAACACTTTAATATTAAATAGAATAATAACCCAACCAATTGTCGTATCAGCATAATATGAGCACAAAACACGCATCGGAAGCATCAAAGTATGAACATATGACCATTGATAAAAATGGTGAAAGAGTTAATTTTGTAAATTTAGATAAGAAAATTACCATTAATAATTTTTCATATTATGAAAGTCTTTTCCATCCAAATGTAACCGCAAACATAATTTATACTGATTTGGGTAATGCAGTAAGTGCTAATAAATCGGAGGACGTTTCTGAAAGAGCAGGAACACTTACATCATCTCTTCCAATTCGGGGAAATGAAAAATTTGAATTTATTATAAACAGTAAATTGGGAAAACTTGATTTTAGGTCATATCCATTATATGTAATTGCCGCAACAACACCAACTCAAGAATCATTGCGTCAGGCAACAATGCTGTCCTTATCATCAAGAGCAGCAATTGAAAATGAAACGGCAACACTTTATAAGAAGTATTACAATAATATTGGAGAGACTGTAAATCAAATTCTTACCAAAGAATTAAATGTTCCTTCAAATAAACTTACTGTAGAAAAAACTAAAAATTCATATGCATTTACTGGATCTAGTAGATCTCCATTCTCATTAATTAATTCTTTATGCTCCAAATCAATTCCTGTTCAAGGTTCTGCTGGATTTTTATTTTGGGAGAATAGAGTTGGATTTAATTTTAGATCCATTGATAGTTTGATTTCCGCACCTCCAGTGGCAACATATCAATATTATGGAGTTGCGACAACTAGTTATGATAATGATGATAATGACTTTAGAATTTATTCATATAGTTCTCAAAAAGATCATAATATGTTAAATGCTTTGCAGACTGGTTCATATAAAACAAAAAATGTTTTCTTTAATCCATATAATTTTGAATATAGTGAAATTTATCTTTCATTATCTAAGGCAGGTTTAATAAATTTGGGATCAGAACCAGAGTATCCTGGAGAATTTGATGCAAAAGATGCCTTCACCAGGACACACCATTTTATACTTGATCCTGGAAATATGGAAATTGGAATTAGTAATAAAATCAACAACGATCCTAGAGAATATCAGGCAAAGGCAGTAATGAGATATAATCTATTGATGACTCAAGTTTTGACTATGATGATTCCTTGTAATCCGAAGTTAAAAGCTGGAGATAATATAATTTGTGAATTTGAAAAAACAACTTTCGGAAATAAGGCAGAGGGTTCGGTTGAAGAATCTAAGAGTGGAAAGTATTTAATTATGCATCTTTGCCACTCTTTTGATACAAAAAGATCCTTTACATCATTAACATTAGTTCGTGATACTTATGGTCTATATACAGGTGGAGGATAATTAGCAAATGTTTAAACCAGGTTTTTTTGGTAAAAATCCACCTCGTTGGTTTATTGGACAAGTTCCATTAGATCAAACTGAAAATAAAACAAATCCTGAAGGATGGGCCGATAGAGTTAAGGTTCGTATTATGGGATATCAACCTGCAGAAGGATCTATATTAAAAGATAAAGATTTACCCTGGGCAATTGTTCTTCGCCACACTTCTCATGGGTCTCTAAATAAAATGAGTACTGGAATTGTTGGTGGTGAATGGGTAGTTGGTATCTTTCTTGATGATGATTATGAAAAACCTATGATTATTGGTGTTCTGGGAAGAACTGATCCTTCTTATAATATTACTGGAAGTCAGGTAAAAAATGGTGAAAGTAGCGAATATAAAACAACTTTAAATTGGTTTGGTTCCTTAACTCCGGCACAATATCAAGTTTTGGTAAAATCAAATCGCTCAAATCAGGTAAATGCTCCAGTTGATTTCAAATTTTTTAGAAAATAGTAGACATGGCAAAAAAAACTTCAGATGGTATTAATTCTGATTTAACTCAATTTACAAAAGAAGTTCAAAAAGAACTTGATGAAAAGGCAAGAATTAAATTGGGTGGTGGTCCAATCACTGAAGAACAAGTAATTGCAATACGTCAAAAAATAGCACTTACTGCTGCACTTGAAAAGAATAATGGTTATTGTGAAGTGCCTTATAGTACTGGAGATCCTTGTGGTAAGGATAAGTTTTCTAAGATTAGCAGAGCTCTTCAAAGATTGTTTAAATTTTTAAAGAAAGTTAAGAAATTTGCAGACAAATACATTAATGGAGCAATCAATGCCATTCAAGATTTAGAGGGAGAAATTCGTTCCGTAATAGACGTAATAGCATCTGCTATGCGTAGTATTGTTCAAAGAATTAGGGAATGGATTTTAAAAAAAATACGAGCAGGTATAGAAGACATATTAAATATGATCTTACCACCACTACTTAAGCAAATTAAGAGTGGTATTTTGAAAACACTTATAGATCAAATTTTTTGTAAGTTTGAACAGATTATTGCAAATCTTGCCAAATTGGTTGCAGAATTTTTATACTCTTTGGTTGGACAAATTATTAATGCAACTTTCTGTGCCGCAGAGAATTTTGTAAATGCTCTCTTAAACAAAGTTGCAAATGATATTCAGAGAGCATTGGATCCAATTTTTGCTCAAATTAATCAAGTTTTGGGGGGTGTTAGTCAGATTACTGCATCGGTATTTCAAGCAATAGATTTTGTTCTTGGATTTGAGGGGTTCTTATGTAAAGGACCAAAATGTCCAGACGTAAAGGAATATAAAACTGGAGGATCCGAAGAATCTGAAAAAGATTCAAAACTTGATTTTAGTTTTTTAAAAATTTCAGGTCAAGTTAATAAGAATGTTGAAGGTTGGATGAATGATTTCTTTGGACCAAGAGATGAAGAATACTTATCTCCTGGTGGATGTTATTCTGGATCTTTTGAGTGTGGCATTCCTCAGATTCAAATTTTTGGTGGTGGAGGTTCTGGTGCCGTTGCGGGTGCAGTTGTCAATTCTATCGGGCAAGTGATTGGTGCCAACCTATTCTTTAAAGGTACTGGATACACTTCGCCACCTTTTGTTTCAATTGTGGATCCTGCGGGTTGTGGAGTAAATGCATCTGCATATTCCGTTTTAGGACCACCTGATCCAAATAATGATAATAAAAGTGAAGTTGAAAAAATTATTATTCTGAGTTCAGGATCTAATTATAGTGATAAGTTTAATGGTGGTCCCCCAATTATCAACTCATTTGATGGTGCTCCAAATCCAATCACTGTTGGAACAGCATTAATTTTATCTTGGGACGTTAGAAATGCATCAAAAATTTCATTAAATGTTCCTGGTTATAGTGATCTTTCGCCCATCCAATCAATATCTTTACCAATTTATGAAGAGGACGTCTACTTTGCTCCGGGTGAAACAGAAGCAAAAGTAACATATACACTTACTGCAAAAAATAAAAATGATAAATCCGAAGACCAAATTATAACTAGAGATTTGGAAATTACTGTTGTGACTAAAGATCAGAATCTCAATGCGGATATAAATGCAAATCCTCCAACAATTGATCTGTTTGATCCAGATCCAAAAGTTTTATCATTGGGTGATGTACTAACACTCAAATGGGAAACATCAAATACAACAAAAGTTTCTCTTGATATTCCTGGATTTGAAACGGTTCCTTTTGATGGGGCAATATCTTTTGTTCTACCATCAAATTTAAAATTTCCTGCAGATGGAAGTAAATTATTTCAAACATATACTTTAACCGCAGAAAATTCAAATGCTCCTATCGGACAAAGAGTTGTTACTAATACAATTTCTGTTGAAATAGTAAAACGAGTGAGTACTGATCCCAATAATCCTCTTATTGATCCCAATAATCCTCTTATTGATCCCAATAATCCTAATAATCCTCTTATTGATCCTAATAATCCTAATAATCCTCTTATTGATCCTAATAATCCTAATAATCCTCTTATTGATCCTAATAATCCTCTTATTGGTCCTAATAATCCTCTTATTGATCCCAATAATCCTCTTATTGGTCCTAATAATCCTTTTATTGATCCTAATAATGCTATTTCCGAAATTGATGATGTCATCATAATTGATGATACTGGTACTGGATATACCCCAGAAGATACTGTTGAAATAATTGGGGGAAATAATGGTGCAGATTTTGAACTTGAACTTACACCTACAGGTCAAATTATTAATGTAAAGGTTATTTCTCCTGGATATGGATTTGTCACCATTCCTGATATGATAATAAATAGTGATACTGGAGTAGGAGCAAGATTTAGAGTGAATCTTAAATTTACTCCTATCGGACAATTTATTGCCGAAAAACAATTAGAATCAATTAGTCCACAGAAATTAGTCCAAGTTATAGATTGTATTACTAGATAATGGCAAATCCAGCACCAGATTTTACACTTGCAAACAATCCACATGCTCTTATACATTGTGGTCCAATAGGATCCGATAAGGAAGATGATGGAAGGGATCTAACCATCATTACTGGTGGTGGAGGAAATCATATTGCCCATTATAAAAATGGCAATAAAACCGAACACATAGAAGGAGCTTGGAAAGAAGTTTCTGGTTTAGGTAAAAATCCTAAACAAAATGAAGCAATTGCAAGATCAATAACTGCCCATTCTGGAGATATTGTTATAAATGCTGAAAAAGGAAATATTAAACTGATAGCGAAAAATATTTTAATGGAAACAAATGGAACATCACCAGAAGGAAATTTTTTGGTGAGTTCTAATGGATACATTGTTTTGGCTTCCACTGAAGAGGTTCGCCTTGCCGGAACTAGGATTTGTATCAATGGGACAGCAGGTGTAAATATTGTAAGTGGAAATTTTATTAATATGTCTGGAGATTTAAAAGCATTTGGTCCAGTAACCGCAGTTTCTGCAATTAAAAATCTTGTTGCCGGAAACTGGGGAGCTTTGATTGAAGGTTTAACAAAATCTTGTGGAAGTGTTTCAATAATTTAGGAGGATAGTATTATGACGCATTATTTTGATTCAGTAGCATTTGGAAATATAGAAGGAGTTAATACATTATTTGGTGCTTCTGTAGATATTCCCACTAGTTTTTTTAAGAGTGGATATTCAAATTTATTTAATATTTCTAGTGGAAAAGTTAGTGGACTTGAATTTGCTTCAGCTGCATTTGGTCCAACTCCATTAACACCTATCACGCAAATGGTTTTTGGAGCTTCCCAATCTCTTGGAGTTCATAATCAAAATGGTTCTATGGTTGTAGCAGGTCATACTGAACTTACTGGTACATCAATGGATTGTACTACGGCAACTGCATCTTTTAATACTGGACATTTTAATGTTGCTACCAATAAAGCTGCCATTACTGCCGGAGAAGGTGTAATTATTGAAGCATTGGGTGTAGCGATAAATGCACAAAATATTAATATCGGTGGTTTAGATTGGTATGTAAAAGCTGCAGAGTGGACTGCAAAAAAACAATTTGACATTCCCCACCCAACAAAAAACGGATGGAGATTAAGGCATATTTGTATTGAAGGACCAACAGCAGATGTATATGTAAGAGGAAAACTTAAAGGTTCAAACGTAATTGAACTTCCAGAATATTGGAAAAATTTAGTTGATCCCGAAACGATTACCGTAAATTTAACCCCTATTGCGGCACATCAAGAATTATATGTTGATAAAATTGAATGGGGAACTAGAATTTTAATTAAAAATAATTCTGGATCTACAATTAATTGTTATTATACTGTTTATGGTGAAAGATCAGATACTGGAAAAAATATTCCAGAATATGAAGGAACTTATGATGATTATCCAGGAGATAATAGAGAATATACTTCTTCTGGCACTGCAATATGTAATCCAAATAATCAAGAATCTTTGAATTTTAGCAATTCATCAAACAATCCTTATGATTTTTATTATCCATATAATACCACAACATAAAGATGACTAGAATTAAAGTCTATTACACCGACAGACCTGCAGAAGATCTTTCTTTCTTAGAGGTTGATAGTCTATCTGTCACTGGAACTGGTGGTGTTCAAGGACTTAGTGTTGTTAATGGTGTTTTAACTGCTCAACATATTATACTCAAATATGCAACTGCAGCAGAATGGCTTGATGAAGATCCTGTACTTCTTGCAGGTGAAATGGGTATTGAATCTGATACTCGCAAGTTTAAATTTGGTGATGGATCAACTGCTTGGAGTGCTCTTGCCTATGCTTCTGGCGGCGGCGGCGCTGGTGGGGGAGATCAGGGAGCTCAGGGTGTTCAGGGAAGAAGTAATCAAGGGATTGCTGGACAATTTGCAGGTCAGGGTGTTCAGGGAGCACTAAGCGATTTTCAAGGTACTCAAGGTCTTCAAGGAAGACAAGGTCTTCAAGGTAATCAAGGAAATCAAGGACTTCAAGGTGCTTTAAGTGATTTTCAAGGTACTCAAGGACTTCAAGGTAATCAAGGAAATCAAGGACTTCAAGGTGCTTTAAGTGATTTTCAAGGTACTCAAGGACTACAAGGACTTCAAGGTAATCAAGGATTACAAGGACTTCAAGGTACTCAAGGTAATCAAGGATTACAAGGACTTCAAGGTACTCAAGGTAATCAAGGCAATCAAGGACTTCAAGGTAATCAAGGACTACAAGGATTGCAAGGTACTCAAGGACTACAAGGCAATCAAGGACTACAAGGACTACAAGGCAATCAAGGACTACAAGGACTTCAAGGTACTCAAGGAACACAAGGACTTCAAGGTGCTTTAAGTAATTTTCAAGGTACTCAAGGTAATCAAGGTTCTCAAGGACTTCAAGGTAATCAAGGATTACAAGGTGCTCAAGGACTTCAAGGACTTCAAGGTTTAAGTAATCAAGGTTCTCAAGGACTTCAAGGTAATCAAGGATTACAAGGTGCTCAAGGACTTCAAGGACTTCAAGGACTTCAAGGTTTAAGTAATCAAGGTTCTCAAGGACTTCAAGGTAATCAAGGATTACAAGGTGCTCAAGGACTTCAAGGTACTCAAGGTGCTCAGGGAACGCAAGGTGCTCAGGGAACGCAAGGTGCTCAGGGAACGCAAGGACTTCAAGGTACTCAAGGTGCTCAGGGAACACAAGGACTTCAAGGTACTCAAGGTGCTCAGGGAACACAAGGTGCTCAGGGAACGCAAGGACTTCAAGGTACTCAAGGACTTCAAGGTACTCAAGGTGCTCAGGGAACACAAGGTGCTCAGGGAACGCAAGGACTTCAAGGTACTCAAGGTGCTCAGGGAACGCAAGGACTTCAAGGTACTCAAGGACTGCAGGGCAATCAAGGTCTTCAGGGTCTTCAAGGTGCTGGATCTCAAGGTTCTCAAGGTGCTCAAGGTACTCAAGGAATCCAAGGTTCTCAAGGACTTCAAGGTCTTCAGGGTCTTCAAGGTGCTGGATCTCAAGGTAATCAAGGTGCTCAAGGTACTCAAGGAATCCAAGGTTCTCAAGGACTTCAAGGTGTTCAAGGTGCTGGATCTCAAGGTTCTCAAGGACTTCAAGGTTCTCAAGGACTTCAAGGAACACAAGGACTTCAAGGTAATCAGGGAGTTCAAGGGACACAAGGATTGCAAGGTGTTCAAGGTTCTCAAGGTGCTCAGGGAACACAAGGTCTTCAAGGTAATCAAGGTGCTCAAGGTACTCAAGGTCTTCAAGGTGATCAAGGTCTTCAGGGTCTTCAAGGTGCTGGATCTCAAGGTAA